TTATAAGTTTGTAGTATGTAATGCGCCAACAGGGTCGGGTAAAAGCTTTATATCAAAAACACTTGCAAACTCTTCAAAAGAGCCATCAGAGAATTTTAAAGATTTAATAACCTCATATACCGCATTTAAAATAGATCAAACCGGTTCGTATATACATGAAAATGAATGTGAGGATGAAGATACCGCTGGTACTTTTGCACTTACTATAACAAAGGCTTTGCAAGATCAATATAAAGATCTGTTTAGAGATACAACGATACTTAAGGGAAAGAGTAACTATATTAGTACAATTGATTCAAATATAGATGTTGAGTTAGAGTCTTTAATTATACCTAAAAATATATTAGAAGATCATAGAAGGAGCCATAAGTGCCCGTATCATAACGATCGTAGAGATGCTTTAACAAATAAGTTTGCTGCTCTAAACTATAACATGTTTTTTTCTCTTCCTAATCATGTTAAAAAAAGACAATATTTAATTTGTGATGAAGCTGCCGAATTAGAAGATCAATTAGTAAAAGAATTTTCTTGTAACATTAATTTTGAAATGTTGAGTAAAATGGATATTGTAGTAAGACCGTTTTACTCTAAAAATACTGCAAATGTTATAAAATGGATTAATAATCTTTTACTAGATTTAAGTGATAAGGTTGAAGAGTTGCGCGATACACTTAATAATATTAATACTAATAATAAAAAGTTTTTAGTTGAAACGAGAAGACAATTAGTTGGCGTGCGCAATCTACATTCTAAACTTTCATTAATTATTGAAACGTGGAATGAGAGTGAGTATTTGTTTGAAACGAGTAAAGAAGGGATTACCTTTATGCCGTTAAAGGTAAATAAGCTTTCAAATCATTTATTTAAATATGCAGATAAGGTAGTGTTGATGTCGGCTACGATAATTGATCCATCTAACTTTTGTAAAAGCTTAGGTATAGATAAATTTAAATATGTTGAAGCTGAGTCTACATTTGATCCCAATAATTCACCCATTATGTGTAATACAAAGCTCAAGTTAAACTTCCATAACTTGAAGCGTAACTTGCCAAAAATCGTTGATCAAATAAAACAAATTTGTGAACATCATAAAGATGAAAAAGGTATAATACATACACATAATAATACAATTACATCATTTTTGTCAAATAGATTAATCGGGTCAAGATTTTTGATTAGAGAGCCTGGTGTACGAAATGAAGAGCTATTAGAGCAACACCTAGCAACAGACGTCCCAACAATATTAATATCACCATCGATGTCACATGGCGTCGACCTCAAGGACGATTTAGCAAGATTTCAAATTATTGTTAAAGCGCCTTATTTACCTACTAAAGATAAAAGGGTAGAAAGACTTATGAACGATGATTTTAATTGGTATGCAAATAAAATGCTATGCTCATTAATACAATCTTGTGGAAGAGGTATTAGATCAAAAGAAGATCATTGTAAGACTTATATATTAGATGGTGCTATTGTAGAAAGTATAGTAAATAACACACATAAGTTACCGAAATATTTCATCAACAGGTTTGTGTAATAAATATATATACGAATGAAGAAACGAGCATTCCATTTTGAAATTAAAAATCTCCTCACGCAGTTTGTAGCAGCGTTTGATGATACGGTTATTAGTAGATATAATAAAGATAGAGTAGCTAAGCAGAACATTGAGGTGAGGTATGTGTTTGCTCCTAAACAGCGTGTAATGTATGATATCATTAATAAAGCTCAGAACATAACTTTACCGGTTGTAGCTATAAATTTAACCGGTGTTACGAGAGATAATGATAGAGTGTTTAATAAACTAGCTGCATCGTATTTACCAGCACAAGAAAAAACTGCATCAAAGGTTTCATCTCCGTTTTTAATGCCTGTACCAGTTAACTTAGAAGTGAGTATGTCAATACTTGCAAGGTATATGGCTGATGTAGATCAAATTATATCGAACTTTGTTCCATATAACAACCCATATATTATACTTTCGTGGAAAGTTCCTGCTGCATTTGGAGCAGAATACGATCAAGAAATACGAAGCGAAGTACTCTGGGATGGTAATCTAACATACAACACTCCCACAGATACAACTTACAACGACCAGTTTAGAATTACAGTAGATACGACGTTTACTATTAAAGGTTGGTTATTCCCAGAAGAAACTAGCACTAGTGGTAACATTTATAAAATTGATAACAACTTTATACCAGTTGATTTAGCTAATAGAATATATTCACCGTTAGATAGTACCCAAGTTGATGAATATTTATCTTACCAGCAGCAAGGGTATACAGGACTCTCGAGTTATAGCACAACTGCAGCCTTATGCTCTGAAACAGTAACAGTATCCGGTATACCGGATATTACTAATTTGTATTATTCTGCTACCGGTAATTTGGTACCTATTTTAGCAACACCAGAAGCTAGCACAATAACAAATATTGCCTCAGGTATTTCAAATACTTTTATTTTTTACGGTAACAGCTTTGATACTAGTTTAAATTTTTACTTAAGCTCAACAACAATGAGTGACGATTCAACTACAGGTGGTGACTGGTTTAGCAATTTTCAAAAAATAACATCTGCTAAAATGGATACTATAAGTGGATTTAAGTTAGAAGATACATTTTATACTGTATCTAATGATAATATAGCAAGCGTTACACTGCCGGCATCAACGTTGAGTGCGTCAGGCGGTAACTTTAATTTTGTAGTAGCTAATGAAGCCGGATGGGCAGATACTCAAGAAGCTACTAGCTCTATCCTTAACTCAGCATAAATATATATAAGATGGCAGGAACCGGATCATCAACTAGTCCAAATCAGAATCCTTCGTATGTAACTAACGATGGAAAGGCTTCTACTTTTGGTAGAAACTTAATACAATATATACAAAATCGATTACCATACGCTTCGACAGGTCAACCTGAAAGTGACGCACTTAATCCCAAATATAAGTTTTTCCAAAAGACAGGAATGAAAAGAGCAGAGGCCTTAGCTAAGGCCTCTGTTTCTTCCTCTAACCCCTATAACAATATACCTATTGGTGACTTTGCAAAAGACTCATCTTTTGGCGATGTCATGTATGCAAACATACAAGATGATAAAGCCGGAAGACTAAGAGATTACCGAATTATGGCTGCTTATTCCGAGGTAGCTGATGCTTTAGATGAAATTTGCGATGAAACTATTAACCCAGATGATACTGGGTGGATTACAAAATTACAATTAAAAGATATTGATTTAACTGTCGATGAGAAGGCCGAAATAGATAAGCAATTTAACAGATATATTGAATATTTTGATTTAAAAAATAGAGGCTGGCAATATTTTAGACAATTACTTGTAGAGGGTGAATTATTTTTTGAACTTATTATTCATGATGGTTATCTCAAAGATGGTACATTAGGGGTAATTAATTTACCTGCAGAAATAATTGATCCTGTATACAATAACATCCAAAATATGCTGGTTAAGGGGTTTATATATCGCAAGCCAATCTTTAGTAAAGACCATCCAAATAAAATAGAAAAAGTTGAATTTGTTCCAATGGATCAAAATCAGATTGTTTATGTAAATTCCGGGGTTTATAACGAAACAAAAAACTTTGTTATACCTTTCCTAGAAAACGGAAGAAGACCATATCGACAATTATCTTTAATTGAAGATGCAATTGTAATTTATAGACTGGTTAGAGCTCCGGAGCGATTAGTCTTTAATGTTGACGTCGGAAACATGGCTCCACCTAAAGCAGAAGCGTATCTTAGAAAGCTTATTCAAAATTATTGGTCTAGAAAAACATTTGATATGGATCAAAATGACGTGGTTAAAAAGTTTAATCCACAATCGATGCTTGACGCATTTTGGTTTGCAAAAAGACAAGGGTCTGAAGGAACATCTGTAAATCAGCTTCAAGGAGGAGCTAATTTAGGTGAACTTAGTGACTTAATGTATTTTATTAAAAAGCTTTACAGAGCACTTAAAGTACCCTCTATGCGTCTGGATCCTCAAGACCAAGCATCATCTGATGGATCTACAATATTACGCGAAGAATTAAAATTTGCTAGGTTTGTTATGAGGCAGCAACAGCGTTTTGCTGCTGGCCTTAAAAAAGGTTTTGTAACACATCTTACCTTCATGGGGTTATTTGAGAAGTTTGAATTAAATGAGCAAAATATTGAGATAGACTTCAACCCACCAACAAATTTTTACGAGTTAAGAGAAAATCAAAGGCTTGAAATGAAAGCGGGTAACTATGGTAACTTAGCATCAGATGAGTTTGTTTCTGCTACATATGCACAGAAAAAATACCTTGGGTGGAAGGATAGGGACATTCTTGCTAATAGAGAATTTTTACGAAAAGATGCAGAAATGCAGTGGGAGTTAGCACAGATACAAGCTGCTGGTCCTGCTTGGAAAGAGCAAGCCTTAGCTGGGGAGTTGGCAGAAGGTGAAGCTGCCGTCGGTGGTGAAGGAGCAGGTGTTGGAGGTGGCGGCGGAGGTGAAATCCCTGAATTTGGTGGTGGTCCAGCTGATACAGGCGCTGTTGATACAGAGGAAGTAGCCGAAACAGAAGTCGAGGTAGAAGAGCCTCCAGAAGTTTAAAACAATTAAGCAGGGTTAGTACTAAAGAATTGTGTTCTATAACTTATAACTGCTGTACCGGCCGACATCTTAGCTGATACTTGATCAACATTAGTTAACCCTCTAAAGGTAAATTCTTCACCCGCAGAAAGAGGCCATCTATATTCATCTTCCGGAACACTTGCAGTATATAATTCGGCTCTATCATATATAAACAAAACTCCACCACTATGATTGCCTTTAATAATAACTTCAGAACATGGAAACCCTCCGGTGGCGCCTCCTGATAACCTTACAAGCGATGTACTTATCTGTTGCTCAAAGCTACGACATTGATTTTTATTATAATATTGCGTTCCTTCGTTAGATGTTGGTGGTAAAGCCATATATTTATTTATGCCTGAATAAATATTTTTATGGCACTCGCATGCACAATTAAACCACTTTCAGCGTTTTTATCGACAAATTTAAATAACAAAATTAAAACTTACGATAATCTCGGTGATAGAATTAAAAGGTCTTTAGGGTACCCGTTAATAAGCCTAGAAATACATACTGATCAACTAAGACAAAATATTCAAATTGCTGTTGAATATTTTACTAAATATGCCGGGTTTACGCAAGAATATTTAATATTTGATTCTGACATGTATGAATCTAAAAAGGGAATCCGGCTTGATTTACTTTATACAGTAGCAAATATAAATATGAACGCAGGTTCAACCATAAATCAAGATAATCCCCTAGGTCCAAGTCCGGAATCAATTAGATCCTACCCACCAATGAGAAATGGTCAAGATTCTGTATATGTAGCTACTTCTACACTTAGTGCATCATTTTTTACAGGGTTTTCAGGTTTATCAACAACTTTTGCTCATCAAACAAGTGGCTTAGAGCCCGGTTTAACCAGGTACCAAATCTTTAACCAGACAGTTTTTAATACAATTACTGCTTGGGGAGCTAATTACTGGGGCACCGGTGGGGCTAGAGACGCTAGTGGTAACTTAGCTTCTTATTTAAGCGCAGGAAAGTATGGCGCTTTTAAGAAAACTACACCAACAACTATAAATTTTGAAGGGTCAGCAACCGATGCATCATACTATCAAAATGTTTTTGATTATGATGTAATGGAATATAGAAAAGTTGTCGATGTATGTGATTTTGAAGAAGGGTCTACAACCGGTATTAATACATTATTTACTCTTGAACAAACTCTTGCACAGCAAACGTACTTTAGTTATGCCATGGGTAATTATGGTTTTGATTTAGTATCGTGGTATACATTAAAAGAATGGATAGATACACGCGAAAAAGTTCTCGGTATAAGACGTGATATTAAATTTGATCCAAGATCACAATATCTACAAATGTATCCGGAGCCTGGAGGTGATCGTTTTTACGGGGTTGTGTCTTGTTATCTGGAACGCGCTATTCGAGATGTTATTATGGAGCAATGGGTATATGAATATGCCATGGCATTATCTATGATTACTATTGGACGGGTTAGGGGTAAATTTGGAAGTGTATCCTTATTGGGTGGCGGTGCTTTAAATTATGATATTCTAACAGAAGGAATGGAAAAGAAAGCAGAGCTTGAAGCTAAGCTTCTTGAAGGTGCATCACCTGGACTCGGTGATACAGATCCAACTCTATTCATAGTAGGATGAGAAAAAAATGGCGGCAAGGTATTTTTACTCCTAAAAATCTAGACAAATTTATAGGCAGTAAAGCAGTCTATAGATCGGGGCTAGAGCTTAAATTTTTTAGATTTTGTGATGATAATCCAAATGTATTGGAATGGGGAAGTGAAAATATAATTATACCATACATAAGCCCTTTAGATCACAGAGCTCATAGATATTATGTTGATAACTATATTGCTATAAGAGAAGGGTCTAATGTTATTAAGTACTTGGTAGAAATTAAACCATCAAAACAAACTAAACCCCCTACAACAAAATACAGAAAGCGTCAACATCTCATTTATGAACAAAAACAATATGTTATAAATCAAGCTAAATGGAAGGCTGCAAAAGAATTTTGCAAGAAAAAGGGGTTTACCTTCATTATTTTAACAGAAAAAGAGCTTATTTTTAAGAGATGAATAAATAATTGTATGTCATTAAAACTTAACTTGGTTGTAGAAAAACCTGACGTAAACGACGAGTTCGAATACATTGAAGAGGAAGTAGATAGAAACTCACCTTCAAATTTATTTATAAAAGGCCCTTATATGATGGCTGAGGGCGTTAATAGAAACAACCGATTATATCCTAGAGACGAGCTAGAAAGAGAGACAGCACGGTATATTGAAGAAATGGTTACACCAGGACGTGCAATGGGCGAATTAAATCACCCAACAACAGCAGATGTTGATCTAGAAAGAGCATGTCACATGGTAACCGAGTTAACGCAAGATGGAAACGTGTTTTATGGCAAATCAAAAGTCTTATCAACACCATGTGGTCAAATAGTTAGATCTTTAATTAATGACGGTGTGAAGGTTGGTATGTCTTCACGTGCATTAGGCACTCTTGAAGAGAGCGCTGATCATAGTACAGTTAAAAATATGAAGCTTGTAGCTATTGATTGTGTTGCGGATCCGTCTTACCCAAAAGCTTTTGTTAATGGTATTCTTGAATCTAAGCAATGGGTTATGGTTGATGATAACAAATACGAAGAAGTTTATGAAAATTTCGAAAAATCATTAAAAAGATTACCTAAAAAGGATGTAGATATCTTTTTACGTGATAGAATTCTTAGCTTTATTAAGTCAATCTAATAAATAATATTATGGCTAAAGAGAAAACAAAAATTATTAAGTTTATAGAGGAAATTTCTTGTAAAAATTACGCCAAGGCACATAAATATTTAAAGAGCGTGATTGAAGATAAAATTGCAAAGAAAATAAGTCGCGCAACAGAAAAACCACTTTTTTAATATGAAGAAAGATAAAGCATTACCAGAACAAGCAGAAGAGGTCTTGACAGAGGAGTCTGTTAAAGCTATAGAAACTGCTCTTGAAGAAAAAATTCAATTGTCAGTTGAAGCAGCTTTAACAAATCAAGATGAGCTTTATGCTGGAAAACTTGATGAGTTGGTTACTGCAATTGATAAAGACCATACATCTAAGCTTAAAAGAGTTGTTGAAGCAGTTGATATTAATAACGCTAATAAACTTATTAAAGTGGTTAAGAGATATGAAAAAGAGCTTGGAACTTCTGCTGATCAATTTAAAACAACTTTAGTAGAAAGTATTTCTGATTATCTTGAAGAGTATTTAGAAGAGTCTGTACCAACACAAGCTATTGAAGAGGCTACTAAAAACAGAACTGCTACTGAAGTTTTAAGTAATTTAAGAAAAGTACTTGCTGTTGATTCTACATTAATGAGTGAGTCCGTTAAAGAGGCTGTTATGGATGGTAAAACTCAAATTGATCAATTAACGTCGAAGGTTAATAAGCTTGCAAAAGAAAATAATCTTCTCAAAGAAGCTTATACAAAACAAAAAGCACATTTATTATTAGAGGCAAAAACAGCTGGGTTACCTGATAGTAAAAAAGGATATCTTGTTAAAATCTTAAGTGATAAGACACCAGAGTTTATTGAAGAAAATTTTGATTATACTGCTAAGTTATTCGATAAGAAAGAAAAAGAAAGACTTACAGTAATTAAAGAGGAAGCATACAAAACACGTAAAGTTAAAGCTGATGCTCCTGTACAAAAGATCTCAGAGAAGAAAGAAAAGAAGCCATATAACCCGTATTTAGCGGAGTTAGAAAGGTCTCACAAATAATTTCAACCCTGAACAACGAGGTGCTTGCCACCTGAGTAACTTGGGCTAGTCCGAAATGCTGAGCCCATGAGGTAAAATGAAAGGAAACGTCTAATGAATAAACCACAATCATTTATCGATAGAGATAGAGCAGATACCCTACTTGAAAAGTGGGCACCTGTTCTTAACTACTCTTCTGATAGCGTTGCTCCTATCGAAGACGACCACACTCGCCTCAATACCGCCATTCTTCTTGAAAACCAGGAAAAGTGGTGTATTGAAGAAGCTAATACCGCCG